CGGCTATGGCGACGGTGATATAGACGCACAAGAAGTTATTGAACACGTATTCCACACACTACACATGCATGGTTTACCTGCAGATGATATAAAACTATATCAGTTCTTAGCCGCTGATTGGCAGACAGGTGATTTGTATGCCGCAATGGAAGAAGCATACGATGCCGGCAAGTGGGATCCATCAGGTTATCAAGTAAATCCAGATGATTGGAAAACAGATGCAGATGCATTTGAAGTAGCCGCAAAAGAATATTTGTTCCTACTAAACTTTGCTATGTTTGAATACACAGAATTATGGGACGGTGGAAGTCTTGCTCCGGAATGGACAGACGATATGCGTACACAAGCAGGCATTCAAACAAACAATCCGTTAGGTTATGCATTTCATAACACATACATTGCTCCGGTTATTAGTAAACCGTCACTTGCAACAATTAGAAGCATATTCCAAGATGGTAACACACCAGCACAAGACGATCCAAGTCTAGCAGGTGCATCGGGATATGTTCCAACTTCTGTTGGTGGAGCAACAACAGGTAAAGTAATAATTCCATCGGACCTAAACACCACAGGAAATATTCATGCCACAGGAGATATTTCTTTTGATGGAAATATTTTTATAGGCGGTGATGGTCCAGAAGATACTTTAAGTTTCAATGGTGACATAGAATCTGATTTGATTCCAGATGTTACTAGCACATATGACATAGGTTCCGACGGTCAACGTTGGGGAGATATGCACGTACAAACCATGACAGGTTTGAATGATATCACAATCGATAACACAATTTCTTTATCAGGTGTTGCTGTTAACTTGGGTATTGCAAACAAATGGTATGTGAGTACAAATGGTACAGATCAACTGGCAGGTAATCACCCTAACTTTGCGTTTGGAACAATACGTCATGCATTGTCATACATTGAAGAAAGCACAGCAGGTCCACATGAACTACACATTTTACCTGGCACATACACAGAACAATTTCCATTAGAAGTACCAGCAAATGTCACAGTTAAAGGTGCAGGCATCAGATCAGTTACAATCAAACCAGATGTGCCTAATAGATATCAAGATGCATTTTTAATGAATGATGCATCAGTTGTAACGGATTTAACTGTTAAAGATTTCCATTACGATGCAAACACTGATCGTGGTTACGGTTTTAGATTTTCAGACAATGCCGGCATTGTAACAAAATCACCATACGTACAAAATGTTTCAGTGGTAACACAAGGAGACACACGAACAGCAACTGACCCAAGAGGATTTGATTCAGGAGATGCAGGTAGAGGCGCATTGGTAGATAGCGATGTTTTAGATACAGCGTCACCAAGAACATCAATGTTATTCAATATGGTTACATTTATTACTCCGGGTGCAGATGCAGTAACAGTTAAAAACGGATCAAAAATAGAGTTTATCAATTGCTTTACTTACTTTGCAAATAGAGGTTTGTATCTACAACACACATTAAATCAATACACTCCAACAGCGGGAAGTTATAATCCTGCAACTGGTGTAATGACTTTAACTATCGGCAACCACGCAATAAGAGTTAACGAAACAATTACTATTGCAGACAACAGTTTAACTTTCACGTGTGCTATGGATGGTCATGCAACAGATCACACTTACCCAAGACCATCAGATCCTTATTCAGGTAAAAAAATTACAATCACAGAAACAACTGCTACATCTATTACTTGTAACGTTGGTATATCAAGCAACGTAACAGCACATCTATTTAAAAGTGCAACTGCAAATGCTGTAACAGAAGGCACAATGACCGAAGCAAGAGTAATTGCAAGTGCAACAATCTATGGTAATCAGGGTGTTGTAGCAGATGGTAATGGAAGTTTAGCATATCTGATCAGTCATAACTTTGCTTATGTTGGTTCAGGAAAAAATGTAGAAAATGATGTAGACACTATTGATCAAACAAATGAAGTTGTAACAACAAATAATGCAAGAGTTCATTTTGTAAGTCAAGACCAAGGCGGAGATTTTAGAGTTGGCGATAATTTTATTGTAGATTTAGGAAAAGGTACAACTTCAATAGCAGTGAATGATGGAGAATTAGGTGCGTCAACATTGACAGTTGGTGTACAAGGTAAAGAAACTCTTGTTGATGCTACAAAAATAGATGTACCAAATTTTAGAATTTCTAACAACACAATTCAAACATTAAACAACAGTTTCTCGATAGGTGCTGTTGGATCATCCAATGCTGTAAATTTAACTGCAAATGTTTTAATGCCTAAAGTTGATATCACAGGAAATGCCACAATAGGTGGATCAGGATTAAATTTTGGAAATGATGCTGGAGACACTGTAAATTTTGCAATGGATTTTGAACAAGATTTACTACCAAGTCAAGATACTCAAAGCAATATAGGTAGTGCAACAAAAAATTGGAAAGAAACAAATTCATCAAGAATAACTTTAGACAATATTGATATTCACAATAATACTATTCAAACCACAGACACAAATTCACAATTAGAATTGAGAGCAAGTGGTATAGGTAAAGTTAATTTAGGCACTGTTGGATTCAAAACAAATATAACATCTGCATCAGGAGATGTTGCATTTAGTGGAGGAACAACCAACACAATAATTAACTCCACAAGTCATCTATCTCTACCATCAGGAACCTCAGCACAAAATCCTAATCAAGGAAATGCTGTAAGGTTTGATTCAAGTATAAATGAATTTGAATTATTTTCAACAGGTAAAATAGCACTGAATGGAATAAAAGATGGTGACCGAGACACTAATATTGATTTAAGCAGTAACAAATTTACTTTTTACACAGCCAATGGATATGCTGGTGAAATAGACGGTGCAGGTAACTTAATTGTGCCTAGTTTTGCTAGTCAAGATCAGGTTGCTATTAATGGCAACACAATAGGTGTGGGCAGTGCCTCAAATCCACAAGCAGGTTTCACAGCAAACGGAACTGGTAAAGTGGTGCTAGACACTGCTAATCTTGAAATTTCTGGGGCAACTATTGAGAACAAATTAGTCAACCAAGATATCACATTCACAGGAACAGGGTTAAAACAAAATAGAACAATATCATTTGATTCAACCAACGGATATATAGGACCATTTGGAACAACTGTACAACGTGATGCCATAACTGCTAGACTAGGAGCAATATGGTGGAACTCAGACAGTGGTCTTTTAGAAGTGTATGCTGGAGCAGTGGATGGTTGGGTTTCTTCAATTGGTGTGCAATCTGTCACAGTTACAGACGAAATTGCGGCTGAACTCAATGTGGTTTACAACCTCATATTAAACTAGTATAAATTAACCTTGTACAATATAATACCAAAAGACCGATAAATAATACTAATGCAGAATCTGACCAGATTCAGCAGGACAAACCGTGGTCAACCGACGAAGAACTTATGAATAATGTAAGGTGAAAATCAGGTTGGTGGGACAAGATCCCCGTGCTATAAAGGAGCAAAAACAATGGCTGTAGGTCGAATATCAGGTCAGCTCTTGAAGTCCAATCTTCTGCGTAATGGAGCAGATTTGGCTTTTGAGACTAACTTGTTATACATTGATGTTAATAACAACAGGATTGGTGTTAAGACCAGCACTCCTCAATATCCGCTAGATATAAACGGAACAGCACGTACAACAAATGCAGAAGTTACTGGACAAGTAGACGTAGGCAATATCACAGTAACTGGCAACACAATTTCAACCACATCATCACAATTAAATTTTTCAGCCGTAGACGGCATTGTGTACAACAATGAAATTCATGTAGATGATCTTGTGATCACTAACAACACTATCAGAGCAACTGATACCAACCAAAACTTTGAGATTATAACCAGCGGAACAGGTGTTGTAGATATTATAGGTAACACAGAAGTACAAGGAAATATTCACGCAACAGGAAACATTAGAGCAGATGGTAACATCACTATTGGTGATAATGACACAGATTCAATCACAATCAATGCTGACATCACATCAAACATAATACCTGATGCCAGTGACACATACAATTTAGGAACTGCGGCAAAACGTTGGAATGAAGCATATGCCAACAATTTAACAGTGGACAACCTGGCACTATCAGGAAACATCACTGTACAAGGACTAAACTTAACAGCACGTCCAGGTAAAGTAATATACGTAGCAACCAACGGTGATGACTCTAAATCAGGAACTCACCAAAATGATCCATATGCTACAATTGAACAAGCATTATCAGTGGCTATTGCTGGAGATCATGTTTACATTTATCCAGGCACATACACAGAAGATTTTCCTTTAACAATTCCAACTGGAGTTAGTATAAGAGGTGATGGTATTAGAGCAGTAAAGGTACAACCAAGTGTTCTTACAAACAGCAATGACGCTTTTATATTGAACGGTGAAACCACTGTTGAAGATATGACAATCACTGGATTCTATTACAATGCTGTTGCCAACACAGGACACGCATTTAGATTTAATCCAACAGGTGCAGATGATTCAACTGGATTTCAAGTTACATCAAGATCACCTTACATAAGAAACGTAACTGTCATTACACAAGGAACAGTGACAACAGCACAAGATCCTAGAGGATTTGGATCTGCTGATGCTGGAAAAGGTGCATTGTTAGATGGTTCAGTGGCAACTCCTGCATCCAATGAAGCAAGTTGTTTGTTTCAAAATGCAACATTTATTACTCCAGGTGTTGATGCAGTCACACTTACAAATGGTGTAAGAATAGAATGGTTAAACTCATTTACATATTTTGCGGCAAGAAGTATCTATGCTGTTGACGGCACAACTGGTTTGGCTGAAGATGGTAAAACACAATTAAAAGTTTCAGGTTTATTGGGTACGGCAATCCAAGCAGGACACGTTGTATCATACTACGACACAGACAATGTAACTCTATTGGCATCAGGCACAGTTGAATCTGTAGATGGAGATAAAATTATAATTGATGGGAAATCAACAGGATTTGCAATGCCACCAGAAACAACAGGCAAACAAATCACTGCCAACGGTGATGCAAAATTATCAACATCATTGAAAAAATTTGGACAATCCAGTTTACTCTTAGATGGTGTTGGAGACAGTGCATCTATTTCAACAACAGCAGACTTTGGATTTGGCACTGGAGATTTTACAATAGAATTTTGGGCATACCCAACACAATTACAATCAACGACATTATTTGATTTTAGAAACAACGCATCAATAGAATATTCTTTAATGCTGTACATGACAAACAATGGTCCTAAACTTTATGTTAACGGAGCAAATGTAATCATTGGTAGTCAAGGATTTAACTTGAATGCTTGGACTCACTTCTCGTTGGTAAGAAGCAGTAACACTGTAACGATGTATGTTGCAGGACAAAATGTTGGATCGGCAACAGTTGCAAATGATTTAGGTGCGGCAAAACCATTGGTGATGGGTAACAACTATGATGCCAATAATGGATTTATTGGAAACATGGACGACTTTATAATTTATAAAGGTTCAGCAATACGTTCAGGAAACTTTACTCCACCAACAACAGAAGCAATTGGAAATCCAAACACAGTATTAGTAGGCAGATTTAATGGACCAAATTTATCAACTTCATTTTTAGATACTAACATACCAATTCAAGACATTAGAACATCAGCAGGAGCAACAGCAACAAACTTTACTCTAGTTGATTACACAGACTTTGGAGCAGAAGTAAGATCAATTGCATCTGCATCTATCTACGGAACATTTGGTGCTGTGGGTGACGGTGTTGGTGTAAAAATGTATTTGATTTCACACAACTTTGCTTACATTGGAAACGATTACGAAGTCGATAACGATGCAACAACAGTGGTTCAAGCCAACGAAGTTGTTACAAATAATAATGCAAAAATTTATTATTCATCAGTTGACCATAAAGGTGATTTTAGAGTTGGTGATCAATTTTATGTTAATCAAGAAACAGGACAAGTTGCGTTTACATCAGCGTCACTTAATATAGATGTTGATCAAGCATTAACATTTACATCAGGACCTAACGTTACAGTTATATCAGGAGATAAAATTGAAACAGGAAATGTTCAAATATCTGGAAATAATATTACAACAACATCAGGAGATTTGAACATTGATTCATTTAATAATCAAATTAATTTTGTTGACGATGTAAACATTACTGGAAATTTAGATATTACAGGAGATATCACAATAGGTGGAAATGTTACAATAGGTGACGAAACAACAGATTCAATTAATATTACAGCAGGTATTGGTTCTGATATTATTCCTGCACTAGACAATACTTACAATGTCGGTTCATCTACAAAAAGATGGAACACAATATTTGCCAATGAAGCACAGATAGACAGTGTAAACATTAAAGGAAATTTAATTCAAAGTAATAATACAAATGCTGATTTAGATTTAAGATCAAATGGAACTGGTGGAGTAAGAGTTGAAAATTTCACAGTGTCAGGAGATACAATAACAAACGATTCAGGAGACTTCACAATTAATCCTGCTTCAGGTGTGTTCAGAGTTGACGGTACTGGATCTGTTAGAATTCCAACAGGTACAACTGCTCAGAGACCAGGTTCTGCATCAGCAGGTATGATGAGATACAACACTGATGATTCAGTGTTTGAAGGATACAACGGAACAAATTGGTTGGCATTGTCTGGTGTGTATGATTTAGACAAAGACACCTACATCACTGCTGAAGCCACACCTGGTGCAGATGATGACACAATTAGATTTTATGCTGGCAATACTTTGGTAGCAAATGTAAATGCAACAAGGTTTGATGTCACATCTTTACAGGTGGATGACATTACAATCAGTGGAAATACAGTCACAACCACAGGAACTGACCAAGATTTGATCCTGAATGCTCAAGGAAACGGTAGTATCAGAATTGAAGACTTCAAGTTTGAAGGAAATGCGATAACTAATATTATATCTAGTCCGTTTGTATTAAAAACAACTGGAACGGGATATATTGATGTGTCAGATTCTGGTGGGTTTGTACTTCCGGTTGGAACAACAGCAAACAGACCGATTACGCCTATATTAGGTATGATACGTTACAACACCGCAGATCAACGTGTTGAACTGTATGATGGTAATGCTTGGGGTTCAATCGCAGGTTCATCAGGTGCTGTAAGTATTATTGACGCAACAGAAATAGCAGTGGAATACGCACTGGCATTAGGATAGGAAAAATATGGCAACAAATTTTAGAAACTCTGTAACAAAAAGTGTAGGAACTGTAACAACGGCTGTGTACGAAGCGGCACCAGGATCATACACAACAATCATTGGAATGGTTTTAGCAAACTTGACAGAATCAGTTGTAGAAGCCAGTGTAACATTGACAGCAACTCCAGATTCAGTTACAGGATTTATTGTAAAAGATGTTTTAATTGCACCAAACTCTAGTTTACGTGTGTTGAACTCAGGAGAAAAATTAATTGTGGCAAGTCAAAACAGTTTAAATGTAAAATCAAACATCAACGACTCATTAGATTGTGTGTTGAGTTACGTGGAGATAACATAAGATGTCAAACACAGTTGGTCAGGATACTTCCGTATATCTTCAAAATGGTATCAAAGACAGATACTTTTATGGATTACGAAGAACCGACGAAGGAACTTTATTCATCGGTAAGGTTGACCAATTATCTGCCAACGATCCTGTATCAATAAACAATCCAGGAAACATTGACGACAACTTTAAAGAATTTGATCAAGGTTATGATTTCTTTGAAGGTAGAGATTTAAATCATGCTAAACCATTTAAAAATTTAAGATACGAACAATTTAGATGGGACGATGTAAATTTAAATTATTATATTAATTCCGAAGGAGAATTGGTTGTAAGAATTAACAGTAACGTAGGTGATGGAGCAATTACATATCCACAAACAGACGAAACTGTGATTGTAGAACAAACAGTATTCACTTTGGATAGAACAAATTACTTAATGGACAGTAATGAAATAACATTCGATAGAGGATAAAGTAGGAGGAAAAAACGAATGACACGACAACTTATAAACACTGGTATTATTCCAAATGACGGTCAAGGAGACTCGTTAAGGGACGCTGGTGGAAAAATGAACAACAATTTTCAAGAATTGTACACAGCTCTTGGAAACGGAACAGCATTGACAATAGTCAATAACAATTTGATTACTGCCACTGGTGCAAACAAAATTACTTTTTTATATTCAACTCTAGCAGATTTACCAAGTGCGGCAACGTATCATGGTATGTTTGCTCACGTACACGGTGAGAATGCTTCCTACTATGCTCACGCAGGTGCTTGGGTAAAAATTGCAGATGCGAATAAATCTATCGGAATGTTTTCAGATGTTGATCTGACAGCAACAGCAACCAACGGACAAGCATTGATTTATGATGCAGGTTCACAAACTTGGAAACCAGGTGATGTTGCCGCAGGTGGCGGTGGTGGTGGCGGTGGTGCAACTGCATTCACTGGATTGACTGACACTCCAGCAACTTTCTCAGGACTAGCAGGAGGTTTCTTACAAGTAAACGGCACTGCAGATGCGTTAGAAATTGTTGCGGCGTTTTCAATTGATAAACTTTCAGATGTTGACACAACAACAACTTCGCCTACTTCAGGACAAGTTCTAAAATGGAATGGTACAGCATGGGTACCTGGTGATGATGCAACAACAGGTGGCGGTGGTACAGATGCTGACACTCTTGATGGATTAGACAGCACATATTATTTGAACTACAACAACTTGAACAACAAACCAACTGTTCCAACTTCAATATTAACATTGACAGATACTCCTTCAACTTTTTCAGGTTCGGCAGGAAGAACAGTTAAAGTAAACGCAGGTGGAACAGCATTAGAATTTGTTGCAGATGCAGGCGGTGGAGCAAGTACTCTTAATGATTTAACTGATGTAACAATATCAACACCAGAACAAGGTGATGTATTGTACTACAACGGAACAAACTGGGTGAAACAAAACGGTCCAACAATGAGATGGAATGTTGGAGCCGCAGGTTCATCTAATTACACTTTTACAGGTCCAGGATTTTCGGCTTCAACCAATGATCCTGTTTTATACTTGATGAGAGGACACACTTATGTTTTTGTAAATTCGACAGGTGCTAGTCACCCATTCGAATTTAGAGTATCAAACGGTGGTGCAGAATACACATCAGGTGTAAGTGGAAGCAAAACAGGAACACAGGTTTTAGAAGTTCCTATGGATGCTCCAAGTTCACTGTATTACCAATGTACAATTCACTCAGCAATGGGTAACACAATCAACATAGTGAGTTAATAGATAATGGCACAAGTATTTGGCGTAGGCATAGACGAATTACAAAAGACACTGGCGAACAATAGATATTTCTATGGTTTGCGTAGAACAGATGCTGGCGAATTATACATGGTGAAATCAGATTTATTAAGACTAGAAGATGGAGTACAATTGAATAGACCAGGCAATATTGATGAAAACTACAATAATTGGAGTAGAGGAGAAGACTTTTTTGAAGGTAGGGATCAGCAACACAGAAAAAACTTTCCAAATTTAGTGTACGAACAGTACAAATGGGATGGTAGAAACCTGTTTTATTACGTGAATAGTGAAGGCGAATTAGTATTAAAAGTTAACGAGGCTCACACATATCCAGGATATGTGGAACCTTATAGTACATAAGGAAATAAATACATATAGGAATTAATCAATGGCAGATTTTCGAATAGATAGAATTAGATTTAGATGGAGAGGTGATTGGTCAGCCAACACTCTTTATGTAAAAGATGATGTATTAAGATACGGTGCAAAAGTATTTGTATGTGTTGAAGTACACACATCAGACACAAACTTTTACAACGACTTAAACAACGCAACTCCAAGATGGTCTCAAATGATGGACGGTCAAAGTTGGACTGGCGAATGGACACCTTCAACATTTTATAAAATTGGCGAACTGGTTAAAGTTGGTGGTTTAATTTACAAATGTATTGAAGGACATATTTCAAATTCATCTGCATCAAATGGTGTACTAGGAGATGAATTAAAATGGGTGTACTTTGCTCGTGGAGAAGATTGGCAAAGTGTTTGGACACCTGCTACACTTTACAACGTTGACCAAACAGTAATTTACGGTGGATCAATTTGGAAATGTAACACAGCACACACTTCAGGAACTGCTGATGACGGTTTACAATTCAATGCAGACTACTGGGATCAATATTCTAGATCAGACAATTTTAGAAGTGATTGGACTTCCAACACATTATACTATCCAGATGATATTGTGTATTATGGTGGTACAGTGTTTAGATGTCTAACAGGACACAGATCAGCCGCTTCTAATAAATTTGTAAATCCTACTGCCACATACGGCGGTGCAGAAGGAACAGGATTTCAATTTTTTATTTTTAAAGTTGGAGCAACTTACAATATCAAAATCACAAACGGTGGTTCAACTTATCTTGCTTCAGAAACTTTTACAATTTTAGGATCAGCAGTGGGCGGAGCAACACCGGCCAATGATATCACAATCACAATCAACACAGTCGACAATGGTGCTATAACCACAGTCGGAGTAAATGGTGTTGCCAATGATGCCGCTGATGGACTAGAGGCAAACAGTGCCCAATGGGAAACTGTTTTCACAGGAATTAAATATAGAGGCGATTATGCTCATGGAGAAAGATATGCAGTAGGAGAACTTGTAAGATGGTCTCCAGGTATGTGGCAAGTGACCACAGGTCATTGGGCTACTGATGTCAACATGGTTGAAAGCAATTTCAATCTATGGATACCAGGTTACGAATTTGAAGACGAATGGACAATTTCTCAATACTATCAACAAGGTGATGTTGTACTGTATGGAGGTTACACATATGTTGCGTTACAAAGTAACATTGGTGTTGAACCTGCTGTTACAGATGCCACTGCAACTTGGGAATTACAAGTGGCTGGTTACACATTCAAAGGTGAGTGGGTAGCAACTTACATTGTTAACGATCAAGCAGAACCATTTCCATACAAAACTGGTGATGTGGTAAGAGCTGGTGGTGATTTATATATTGCAACACGAGACAATGAAAGTGTAGATCCTTCAACAAGAAGTGCATATGATCCAGGATCTGATGATCCATGGCCTTGGCAATTATTGGTAACAGGTAATGCATTCAAAGGACCTTGGAAAGAACAAGATTTAAATGGTCTCACAGGCGAATCAACGTACTTCCCGGGTGATGTTGTCACAGTGGCAGGCACACTCTACAAATGTATTTTAAAACATGAAGCAAATTCATCAGATGCAAAACCGCCACTGGATTTTGAATCTGAAAATGTTGGACCTTACTGGCAACTGTTAGCAACAGGACACACACCAAACGTGTTGGAATATCCTGGAGATATCAAAACTCAAAACGATGATTCAACAAGATTAAGAATTGGTGTAGGTGAATCAGGACAATTATTAAAAGTTGGATCAAATGACATTCCTTTCTGGGAAGACTTTGACGTAACTCCAAAAGTTTATTATGTATCGCCAGAAGGTAAAGACCTTGAAACACAAGGAGGTCAATTGGCGGCTCCTTTCAAAACAATTAAATTTGCATGTGATTACATCAATGGCGACTTAGCCACTAGATCACCTGCAACAATTTTTATAAAAACAGGATTATATCAAGAAATTTTACCCATCACTGTGCCAAGAGACACAGCATTAGTTGGAGATGAACTGAGAAGCACAGAAGTAAAACCAGCGGCGGGTTACGAAACATCAAATATGTTTTATGTTAACAACGGTTCAGGCATTAGAAACATGTCATTGAGCGGATTAACAGGAACATTAGGAGCAATCAATCAATACGGAACAAAAAGACCATCAGGTGGAGCGTTTGTTTCACTAAACCCTGGGTCAGGTGCGTTAG